CTAATTTTGACAATACTCCACTTTTTGCCGACACAAATATACCTACTGCAACTCCTCCGTGCTATCATGCAGAATACAATGAACCGGGAGCAGGAACAACATATTGGTTTAGTGGAGATTGGGATTATGTTGATATTAATAGTGCAGACAGTAAATCTAAAAATAATTTAAGACCATGTAGACCAGAATGTAGAGTTAAAGTTCCGTATAGTACTTGTGCCATATCACCAGATATATGTGGTATAATTGAAGCTGCAGACGATTTTTTTACTACCTGTTGTAGAACTTGTCCAGGAACTCCTTTATTTGTTAGTGATCCTGTTGCTGTTGCTGATAATCCTGAGGTGTGTGATGGATGGATCTGTCAAGATTATCAGCCGTATTTTAATATTGTAAGTTTAGATAAAAATGTTATTAATGCAGTAGCACAAACACATGGCATTGATGCCGGATTACTACAAGTTACTCTTCAAAATAGATTACAAAATTATATTCAAAAACAGGGAGAAGTAGTAGTAGCAAGAATGTCACAACTATTTAATCCACTTATGCAAAATAAACAAACTATAAGTGGTCCTGTTTTAGGAACCGATGCTCTTGATCCTGATAATTTAGCAAAAGCAAGTTGTGAGCAATGTAAAGATAAATTTAATAAAGATAAAGTAATACAAGTTCCGTATACAAATGATATAACTTTTCAAAATACAACATATGATGTATACGGAATAGTTCTTGCCAAAGAAACTACATGCACACAGACTGGTTCTTATTTTTCTGGTAAAGATGCACAAGCAGGCTGTGTTGGCAGTGGTCGATGTAATGGTAGTGGATTAAATACTCCTGCAGGATTTGGTTCTTGTCCTCCTATTTCTACTACTGAATATGAATACAAATATTATACAATAATAGTAAAAAATAACAGTGAATGTATGAATGTGTATAATATTGGTACTACAAGTGAAATTTATAGAGATATAGGAAGTAGTAATTATTTGGCTGGTTGTGGAGGTGGATCTATATTCTGTAATACCGATTGTGGGAATGGAGCACAATTAAAAGAAGTTAAATGGTTTGGAACTCTTAATACTACCAATCCTGGTTCTTATATGCCAGGATTCTGCACTCTTAGCAAACAAGTTCCATACACAATAAAGAAAGATTTATCTGGTATAGCAAAGCCAGGAACTGGATTATATTCTTTAAATGATATTATTGAATTTACGTCTGTTGATACTAGTGGTTCAGAACCAGCAAAACTTACCAATCTTGGAAATATATTAAAAAATATTTTCAATAAAGAAAAACCAACAGATTATTTAAATAAAATATGTATTCCGTGTTCTGAAACTGCTCAAATTGGAGAAAAAGGTTGCAGTGCTAATGTGATTCCAGAACTTTTAGAGTTTATAGGAAAAGATTGTTTTGTATCAGGATTTGATGGTGGTGCATTTAATACAAGTACACTAGTATATGATAATACTGATAATATAAACACAGTAACTCTTCAAAATAATGGTGTTAATAAAAATGTAATTTGGTTAACTGAAGGAAACTTCAGACAATACGGACAACCAAATCAATTGTCTTGGGATTTATCTCGTGCCTCGTCAACACCAGTTCATAATATGTGGAAAGGTGGAGATAAATATGCAAACAGTAACAATCAAAAATGTGAATTGCGGGTTGATTCTATCGATAATAGATGGTTGAAAAATAATAATATTTCGTATTTAGAAGTAAAAGATGGAAAAATATTTAAAACGAAAACAATTTTTCAATCTCCTGGTGCTGGATTGACCATGTATGGTTTTGTTTTTAATGATAAATGTGGTTCTTCAAAAACTGGTCAAACTGTTAGAAATTTAAGTGGTCTTGGTGGTTGGAGTAATTGTAATACTTATTTTGATTCTTGTTCTATAAATCCAAGTGATCCAGATTTATTAAATCAAAGAACCTTTACAGATTTTGGTACACAATGCGGTCCAGTATTAGTTGGAAAATATGTTCCTAAAGTAGATCTCAATAATCTAAGACCAGTTACTAAAATTGGTTATTCAAATGTTTATTATCCAGATCCAGCCACAGGAGGTCTTGATTATTCGTTTAGAATTAGATTTTTAACATCCGCTTTTCTAGGACAAATCACAAAACGCTGTGCTATTAAAGTACTGTGGACTGATGGTACTATTATATACGATATAACAGTTCCATTTAAGATGCAGTTTGGATATGATGCAACCACTTCTCCTTATATTTTGATAGATTTAGGATATAGTCCTTCACCAGAAAGTGGAGAAATATTTAATATAGTTTCTACTGGAAGCTCATATCAATATCACGAAATATCGGGAATACAAATAACAGCTGATATAGTTTCTGGTATTCCAGGAAATCTTACCATGAGAGATTTATTAAAATCTGGTAATGTATACATTCTTGCTAGAGAAAGTTATTATTCTGGTGATATTGGTAAAGTAATGTATTCTAATTATCTGGATTGGGAAAGAAAAGGATTAGTCCCATATAGAGATTCAAGAGGAGGTACAGATGAAGTATTATTTAATCATCAATTTTATCCGTATGACAGCTGTTATCAGAATGATATAGTTCTTGAAGATTATGCACTATCAAGACTAATTCCAATACAGGGAGATCCAGAATCTGCTCCAACAATTCCAGAATTTGTTCTTACTCAAATAAAGAATAAATATATTAATGATATGTGTGTAAGTATAGATTGTACTAATGCTGCTGATCTGTGTTCCAATTTAACAGACTGTTAATATGACAAATTTTAATAAAATAATATCAGATAAACCGTTTGAATATAATGAACCTATTAGAATAGGTAAATGTTGTAGTGCTGACGGTTCTGGTAATTCAACTTCAAATAAAACTCAAAGAGAATGTTTAAATCAAGGTGGTATCTGGGTTATTGATACTTTTCCTTGCCCTAGACAAACTAAAAAAACTTGTTGTGTGTATAATGGTGGTGGTAGTATAACACAGACTAGTAATATTACAGAATGTAATTGTTATAAATCTGCTGGATCAAAAAAGGCTAGATGGGGGGATTACTCAACTGGATGCCCCACTACTGCTCCATTAGTGTCTAGTGCATGCTGTCATTGGGTTTTGGAAGGCGATAATTATATTAATAAATGTATACAAGTAAGTCAGTTAGAAGACTGTGTTGCTCTTCATCAAGGAACTACAGCTGGTTTAAAATACGCTTTTTATAGTGGTGGATCCTGTATATCCAATGGTGGCGATATCGTCTGTAATGGAACACAAAAAACCGAAGATACTTTAATCGCGGAATGTACACCAGATACCAGTACCGAATGTGCTAAAGAAGAAAATATTTTAGGAAATTGTTGTGAACAATCTGCTGATGAAATTGTTACTTGTGGTATAACAACTAAAAATAATTGTAATGGATTTTGGAATTATTTTGGGTATATAAAATCATGCACTTCTGGATCTCTGTGTTCTGGTGTTTATTTTCCCGATCAAGAAAATCAAAAGTCTGTTCCTACTACAGCTAGTTATTCTACTATTGTTTCGTCTTCTAATATTTTAGAAAAATTACCAACAGAATATACCATGTATCAAGGTGGATTATATGCTGGTATATTTGAACCAGGTGTTTCTAATATTTTTGGAAATATAATATCTGGAAAGGCCAGCGTATATAAATCAAATAGATCTGGTTCTGGAACAACAAATAGACGTTGGATTATTATTGTAGCACCCAGTGATACTTATCTACCAAGATTGACTATGGGGATTACCGGAACTTCAACTTATGATGGATTTTATAATCTATACAATCAACCAGTTCCCAATGTAACTGAAGAAAATATAAACGGATTTACTGATTGGTATATTCCTAGCAAACAAGAATTAGAATTTATATTTCAAAATCTAGGACAAAATTATACAACATCTGGATTCACACCACTAAATGCAGATTATTATTTGACTTCTTCTTTTTTAAATATATCTTCTAGTACTGGGTTTGCGTATGCCCAAATGAATACAACAGATAGATTTGGAGAAGTATTAGTCATACCAGAACAAAGTATGAAATATAATGCAAGAGTCAGATTAATACGAAGAATTTATCTGGGAACATAACATATATAATATTAGGAGTTTTTCATTATGCAAAACAAAAAAGGTTGTGGATGTGGAAATAAAAATATTCAACCAAGTCCCCCAAAAGTAGAACCAACTAAATCAATTGAACCTGGTGTTCCGATACCTCCAAATGTTACGTATATACCATTTCCTGTTCCTGGTATTCCGATGAAAACAACACAATCTGGTCCACAAAAAGTAGAACCAGAACAAGCACCGGAAACTAAACAAATAGAATTTCAAAAAAGAGAAGTAGAATCTCCAACTAGTATTAAAGAACAGATTGGTAAAAAAATAGGAATGGTTCAGAGTTTTGCGTCTGCAGTAGCATCCAGAGGATTGGCAAATGCTAAAATTAATAAACCCATAAAACAACTCAGAGTTCTTAGTTGTTTTGGTAATCAAGCACAGGGAGGTCAGTTACCGCCATGTGAATACCTTAAAAATAGCACAGTAATTCCTGGAAAACACTTCTGTGGTGGATGTGGTTGTGGCGATAAACCTCATACTTGGCTAGTTGCTGAAGGAGAACAATATAGTAAATTAGATTATCCACGACTTAGTTGTCCATTAAAAATGCCCGGATTTACTAATTATGAGCACAGTAAACCCGAAGAATCTGGAGCAAATCCATCTCGCAGGCATTATATTGAAAATATTAATTATTCTGATATAGAGAAGATTCCAGTAACACTACCTCAAATGGAAACTCCTCCACCTACAGCATAAATTAAATCATCAAATATATTTGGCCATAAATACTATTAATGGCCAATATCCAATCACGAGAAGATTTAATAAACTATGCCCTAAGATACTTAGGAGCACCTGTTATTGATATAAATGTAGACTGGCAGCAATGCGAAGATCGTTTAGATGAAGCTCTACAATACTTTACAGAACGCCATTTTGATGGTGTTGAAAAAGTATGGTTTAAATATCAAATAACCGAAGACGATATCAATAAAAAATATATTAGTACTGAAAAAATAGGACCACCAAACGGTGTAGACGGTCCTAGTGGTAAAGATATAATCTCAGTAGTGCGTATACATCAATTTGGTAATTTTGCTAGTATCAATATGTTTGATATTCGTTATCAAATGGCATTAACAGATTATTTTGGTATTAATAGAAATCTTAGTGGTGTATATTCTATGGGTCTTGCTAGTTATGATAATACTAAACGTTATATCAAATTGATTGAAGATATGTTCCAACCAGAAAAAGCAATAACATTTAGTAAAGTAACTAATCAATTAAAATTAGATATGGATTGGAAAGAATTCAATCCAGGAGATTGGATTTGTATCTTAGCATATGCTGCATTAAATCCCAGTATTTATACTGAAATTTTTAATGATCGTTTATTAAAAAAATATGTTACTGCTTTAATAAAACGACAATGGGGCTCTAATATGTCTAAATTTGATGGTGTTCAACTTCCTGGTGGTGTTACTATGCGTGGTGGAGCAATATATGCAGAAGCTAGTAATGAAATTGCTGCAATAGAACAAGAACTTATGAGAAATTACGAACTACCAATTGATTTTATGACAGGTTAATATGGCAACTAATCCTTATTTTAAAAATTATTCTGGAGAACAGGATATAACAGAAGAACTTACCATTGAAATAATTAAAACAATGGGAAGGGATATGTTATACATTCCTAGAAATAAATTTATAGAAGATGAAATATTTGGCGAACAAGATGGTGTATATTATAAAGATGGAATTCCTTTAGAAATGTATATAAACTCTAGCACAGGATTTGAAGGGCAGGGAGATATTGCTAGCAAGTTTGGTATTGAAATTAAAGACAATATACTATTAACTGTATCTAGAAAACGTTTTACTGAAGAGATACAATCTAGATTTCCTGAAATAATTAGACCACAAGAAGGCGATATTATATTCTTTCCTTTAGCTAGAGCATTATTTGAAATAACATTTGTTGAGCACGAAAATCCTTTCTATCAGTTGGGAAAATTATATTCTTATAATTTAACTTGTGAACTATATCTGTATAACAATGAAGAATTCTCTACAGGAAATACTGATGTAGATAACGTTCAAAAAGAACACAATATAGTAGATCTTCAGACTGAAAATAATAATATTCAATTAGAGGGAGATAAGATTATAAATTTTACGGATATAGATCCGTTTTCTGAAGGAAACTACTAATGTTTAAATATTATAGCAATGAATCTATACGTAAACTGGTAGTATCTTTTGGTACACTTTTTAATGATATTAATATATTACAAAAAGATAAAGATGGAAATGATATAAAACAAAAAGTATTATTGACATATTCTCCCAAAGAAAAATTTTATAAACGTCTAACACAGCCATCATCCATTAGTGATAGAACTCGTGTAGAGATATCCTTACCACAGATGGGATTTGAATTGATTGATATCATATACGATCCTACACGCCATTTAAATAAAACAAATCAAAAAATAAAAACAGCAGAGCGATTGCGTATAGGTTCTTATACTGAAGTTCCATATAATTTTACATTTGGTTTGTATATCTACACAAGAAATATTGAAGAAAATCTTGAAATTATAGAACAAATATTGCCATATTTTGCCCCAGAATTTGTTATTAGTTTAGATATGTCAAATATTCATAAAGCAATTGATGTTCCTATTAACTTAACAAAAACAGTTATGGCTCAAGAATATGAGGGCGATTTTTCATCCAGAAGATCTATAATTAGTACTTTACTATTTACTGCAAAATCTTATGTATATGGACCAGTATTACCAATTGATACTGTAGAAAGAACATATTTTGACTATAATCTACCAGGTGGAATAACATATACAGACGAAACTGGTTATACATTAGGCAATAATGATCAATATCAACAATCATATCAAAGCATATCAATTAGAAAATAATGGAGAATTATACTATGAGTGATGATCTAATTTCTAAAGCATTGGGTATTCCGTTTGAACCCGAAATAATAAAAGAAAATATTATTCCCGTTCCTACTACAGAAAAAAATTTAGATAAAGATTTTGAATATGCTAAAGATAATATAAAACTTCTTATAGCAAATGGCTCTGAGGCCATAGAAGAAATTCTTAAAGTTGCTAAAGCTGGAGATTCTCCACGAGCATATGAAGTAGTGTCTCAATTACTTAAGACTGTTGCAGACATGAATAAAGATTTATTAGAACTTCATCAACGTGCAAAAACTGTAAAGAAAGAAACAGTTAGTGTAAAAAATACAACCAATAATTCCATATATGTTGGTTCTACAAGTGAATTACAAGATTTGATTAATAAAGACCGTAGTCGTTCTAAGGCTTTAGATAGTCAAAAATTTTTAGATAATACCAATGGGCTATAAAAAGAAAACAGGATATCTGGGAAATCCCAATCTTAAAGAAATTGGAACACAGATAGAATTTACAAAGGAACAGGTAGAAGAGTATATTAAATGCTCTCAAGATCCTGTGTATTTTATCAAAAAATATATCAAAATTGTTACTCTAGATAAAGGTCTAGAGCCTTTTGGTTTATACGATTATCAAGAAGATATTGTTGAAAAAATACAAAATAACAGATATGTAATAGCAAAATTACCACGTCAAACTGGTAAAACTACAACTATAGTTGCGTGGCTTGTTCATTATGTGGTGTTTAATCAAAATGTAAACGTTGCTATTTTAGCTAATAAATTAAAAACAGCAACAGAAATTATGAAACGTCTTAAAGAAGCGTATGAGTATCTTCCCAAATGGTTACAACAAGGTGTGGTAGAATGGAATAAAACTTCTATAGCACTGGAAAACGGTTCTCGTGTTATGGCTTCTGCAACATCTGCATCCGCTGTTCGTGGTGGTTCATATAATGTTATATTCTTAGACGAATTTGCCCACGTTCCTCCCAATGTCGCTGATGAGTTTTTTACCTCTGTATATCCTACTATTACATCTGGCCAAACAACTAAAGTGCTTATAGTATCTACTCCTAATGGATTAAATATGTTTTACAATCTATGGCAGGGAGCAACAAAAAAACCAGGACAAGAAGGTAAAAATGAATATGTTCCTATAGAAGTACATTGGAGTCAGGTTCCCCTATATCCCGGTGGTCCTCTACGAGATCATAAATGGAAACTTCGCACTATCAAGCAGTTGGGTGGTGGGGCTGGTGGAGAACACAAATTTCAAAGCGAATACGATTGTGACTTTATTGGTTCTTCTAATACTCTTATATCATCTGCAAAGCTTCATATACTATCTGCCAAAGCACCCCAATATAGAACCAAGGAGGGGCTTACAGTCTACGAAGAGCCTCGGGAGGGCAGAGTCTACGTAATGACGGTAGATACCTCTAGAGGGCAAGGAAATGATTACAGTGCAGCCGTAATGTTTGATATTACTGAAACTCCGTATCGTATTGTGGCCAAATATAGAAATAATATCGTATCTCCTATGTTGCTTCCGACTATTATATCGGCTTTTGGAAAAAAATACAATAATGCTTATGTTTTGGTAGAAGTAAACGACATTGGAGGACAGGTTGCAGATATTTTACATTACGATTTAGAATACGACAACATCCTTATGAGCATGAATAAAGGTCGTTCTGGAATGGTGCTAAATGGCGGATTTGGAAAGGGCGAGTCTTTATTTGGTGTCCGTACTACAGTTACGGTTAAAAAATTAGGGTGTTCTATTCTAAAAAGTTTAGTGGAGCAGGATAAACTACTAATTGAAGACGAAGAAACCATAAACGAACTACTTTCATTTGTTGCAAAATACAATACATTTGCAGCGGATGATGGACATACAGACGATTTAGTTATGTGTTTAGTGCTTTTTTCGTGGCTAACTAAACAATCTTATTTTAAAGAATTAACAAATATAGACATCAGAAAAGAACTATTTGATGGAGAAATTAAGAAAATAGAAGACGATGATTGGTTTAGTTTTGGATTTATTAGTACCTACGATAGCGATGACGGCGATTCTTCTAAATTGTAAAAAATATAAATAATTCAGAATAGCAAATAGAGGAAAAAATATGGCAAATGGATTTACAGCAGCGTTCCTTTCTCCCACTGGTCTTGTCAGAGCCCTGGGAACAACCTTTCCTGCAAATATTTCTGAAGTAGACACAGGAATACTAATTCTGGCTAATTCCAACGATTTAATAACTAGAACCAGAAAATTATTTCCTGCTGGTCCTACCGGTGAACCTTGGGAAAGAGACTGGTGGTATGCTTGGAACTATTTATCATACGGTGCAGGCAGTCTTTTAGTTGGTGGAACTGGTGCTGTATGGGGTCTTACTATGAATGCTTATGAAGCTGGAAGTCCTTTAGAAACCACTACCGAACCCTTTAACTGTGTTTTTAGTACAGATCATGGTTTGGGACAAGTACAAGGTAATATATCCACAGCAAAAATGGCTGCTTGGGTTGCACTACAAAAACAAAATATATTTGCAATAATCGGTGTTGCGGATAATATGAGATATTATTATAATGGAAAACACACATCTGTTGGAGGTACGGATCCAAACGGATTTACATATTCTCAGATGTTAAGTTTTTACGGATTACAGACCAACAATGCCACAGTCAGATATAATAATTATACAAACCTACAAGGCATAACTCAGGGTGTAATCATTGCTGTAGGCAGCAGAAAACAGTATCTACAGAGTTGGTCTAATGCTGGTTTTGATTATAGTGGTATAACCACCATGAATATGGCTTCAGATTACGCTGGAGCCATGGGTCGTGCTGTGGTTAACGGATATCCGTGGTCTATACCAGCAGGTCTTGTTCGTGGCAGAATTTTAAATATAGTTAAATTAGAACACGAATTTACTCCAACACAAAGAGCTAATGCTTTAGCAGATGGTAGTATTAATATGCCAGAAGTTATTTCCGGTAAAGGTGTATTCTTTTCTTCATATGCAACACAGGCCAATCCTAATACTCCGTTTGGTAAAGTAAACTTCCAAGCAGCAATAAATCATATACGTTCATCAATCAAAGAAGTGGCTTTAAGTTATCTGTTTGAGCCAAATACAGCAAATACACGAGATACATTCAAGACTTATGCTGAAAGTGTGCTGAGTGGCATGTCTTTGTCTGGTGCAATAGGCTATTATAACGTTGAATGTGATGCAACAAATCAACCGGACAATAAAACTTTATATGCAAGAATTATACTAATGCCTATAGATCTTATTGAAGTTGTAAGTCTACAAGTATCGATAGCAATGTATGATCCAACCACAGGCCAGATAACAGTAAGTACAGATCCTTCAAATATCTACAACCTATAATCTAAAATGGCAGCACCAACATCTAATACTAAAGTAACATCAATAGACCAGTTTATTTCTGGTTTTAATGGTGGTACGCGACTCAATCGCTTTGAAGTTACTTCATCGTGTTTAGATTATAACAGACCGTATCACATACGTGCTGCTCAAATACCTGGAGCGTACATAAGTGCTATAGGATTAAACTATTTTGGTAGAACAATTGAACTTCCCGGTGAACGAGTGTATCAACCATGGCAAGTAACAATTTTAGATGATACTGGATCTCAAAAAGTATACGATAATTTTAAAAAATGGCAACACAACATAGGAAATAGAGATTTAAAAACCTATGTTAATATAGATGAAGCATTTACTTGTAATTTTACTGTAAAACAGTATAAAACAGATTCTGATACTGTAGAAAAAAGTTTTACTTTATTTAATGTATGGCCAATACAAGTAGGACCAATAGAATTAGATATGAGTAAAGATAATCAGTTATGCCAGTTTACTGTAACATTTGCGTATTCTCATTTTGATTATAATCCCGTTTAATAGAACTTCCTACCATGGATATTAATACATTTTTATCTAATTTTGCTGGTGGAGCCAGAACTAATCGTTTTGTTGTAGAAATAGAATCAGATGGTTTAGTTGGCCCTAAAACGGAATACAGAGGAGGAACTAGTAAAACTATTTTTACTAGTAGAAGTTCTCCTGCGTATACTTCTGGAAAATCATTTCCAATTCATATACGAGCAACAAAATTACCAGAAATGAACATGGGCATTATTCCAGTAAATTATCGTGGTAAAACTGTCTCTTTTCCTGGCGATCGTGCTGTTAGTAATTGGGAAATTATTGTTTTAGATGACATTATTCCAGGAAATGCAAATGAACATTTACATAAAGCATTTATAGATTGGTCACGAGCAATAACCCCCACTGATACTGGTATCGGAACTAAAAATTTCGATGAAGCAACACAGTGGAGCAATTCAGGTTCAGGAAATATTTGGAAAATTACTCAATTATACCATCATAAATTTGGAACAGTTGAAGATACCAGTACAGCACGAACCACAAAATTATACAATTGTTGGCCTAAAGAAGTAGGGCCACTTCAATTTGATATGTCTACTGATAATGCTATAAATTATTTTAGTGTACTTCTTTCGTTTTCTCACATGGATACTCCTGTATAAATAATATATTATGGACCTTGAACTATTTGGTTTTAAATTAGGAAAAACAAAACAAGAACCCGTTGTTAAAGATATTATTACGCCAGAACCATACGATGGTTCTTACGTGCTAGAAACGGGTGGTGTATTTGGAACATACGTAGATTTTTCTGGAGCAATGCGCGATGAGAATCAGATGGTTCAACACTATCGTGCAATGTCTTTGTATCCAGAAGTAGATGCAGCAATTGAAGATATTACAAATGAAGCAATAGTAATGGATCTGGATAGAAAACCAGTAAAATTAAATCTAGATCATGTTAATCTATCAGAAACAATAAAAACAAAAATCTATACAGAGTTTAATCACATATTAAGATTATTAGATTTTTCAAATAAAGCTCCAGATATTTTTAGACGATGGTATATTGATTCTAAAATATTTTTCTATAAAAAAATTGATAAGAATGATCTGCGAAAAGGTATAACAGAACTTATTCCTGTAGATCCCATAAAGATTAAAAAGATTCGTAAAGTAGAAAAAGATAAACAGGTGTATTCAGGAATGGTTCCTTTTAGTACCGTTAAAACTGTAGAAGAATATTATATTTACTCTGACACCGATAAAGATGCAGCGTTTCCCACAACCACTGCCGGTTGGAAAATAGCTCCCGATACGATCGCATATGCACATTCAGGAATCATAGACCAAACAACAAGACGAGTAGTTGGTTATCTCCAAAAAGCAGTTCGTCCTTTAAATCTTCTTCGTCAAATAGAAGATGCAGTTGCTATTTACCGCATTTCTCGTGCTCCAGAACGTCGTATATTTTACGTGGACGTTGGTAATCTTCCTAAACAAAAAGCAGAACAATATCTTCGTGAAATCATGAATCGTTATCGTAATAAAGTTATTTACGATCCTAAAACTGGAGAAATTAAAGACGACCGTAATCATATGAGTATGTTAGAAGATTTTTGGATGCCACGTCGTGAAGGCGGTCGTGGAACCGAAATCAGCACACTAGATGGGGGACAAAACTTAGGCCAGATGGAAGACGTGCAGTATCTGCTACAAAAACTGTACCGTTCTTTAAGTGTTCCTCTTTCTCGTATGATGGCAGATAGTGGATTTAATATGGGTCGTTCTGCTGAAATAACCAGAGACGAAGTTAAATTTAATAAATTTATTGATCGTCTTCGTCAAAAATTCAGTACTGTTTTCTTAGATCTATTAAAAACACAAATTATTCTTAAAGGATTGATGACCGAAGAGGACTGGAATCGTATTAGTCCAGATATAACTTTCCGTTATAATCAAGATTCGTATTTCACAGAATTAAAAAATAATGATATTCTTGCTGAACGTTTAAATATTATTGCAGCTGTGACTCCTTATATCGGTCGTTTCTTTTCTGAAGAATATGTTAGAAAGAATTTCTTGAAACAATCCGAAGAAGATATTCTAGAAATAGATGCACAAATAAATCGTGAACAACAACGACAATTAGAAGCACAAGAAGCTCAAGCGTATCAACAAATGCTTGCAGGACAGTCTCCAGATCAAGCACAACAACAAGGACAGGAACCACCACAATGAATCCTTTAATTAAAGCTATAAATATGGTTCTTCGTGGTAATAAAGACGTATTTAAAACAATACTGGAAGAAGCCCTAGAGGATAGAGCCTCTAGTCTTTTAGAACAGATTTACAAAGAAAATAGTAAAAATATACTAAAAGAATTAGCTTCTTTTCAGTATACTGATACTCAAGAAAAACCAGAAAATGTCCCTATCGATATACCTGCATCTTTTACAACAAAAGATGGGATTTTTATTAATTTAACACCAGAACAGGTAGACGGTATTTCTAAATTATACGAAAATCTAAATAATAACAGTAAAGAACGATTATTAAAACTATTAACCGAATCAGGAGAAGCCGTTAATAGAATACTAAATTTATCCAAAATTGAGAGGAAAACAAATGTCAAATAATACCGGAAAACAAATAATTAATTTATTAAATGAAGAAAATGTAGCTGAAGCTAAAACTATAATTATCGATACACTTAACGCAAAACTAGCCGAAGCGTTATCTGAAAAATTTGAAGAATTTGCCTCTACAATTTTTGAAACTAAAGGATCTAAACCTGATTTCTTAGATTTAGATGGTGATGGAGATAAAAAAGAAGCTATGAAAAAGGCTGCTAAAGATAAGAAAAAGAAATTAAGTGAAAGCCAAGCATCGTATTGTGAAGACGGAGAATGCGAAGACGAAGAGGACGAAAAGGAAGAAAGCGGCGAAAAAGAAAATGATGATAAAGATATGAATGAATCTTGGAAAGAGGAAGAAGAAGAAGAAGAGGAAGAAGAGGAAGAGGAATGAAGTTAATAACTGAAACAGTAGAACAAGTAGATTTTTTAACTGAAGCTGCTCCAGACGGAAGTAAAAACTTCTTTATTGAAGGTACTTTCATGCAGGCCGATACTCTCAATAGAAATAAAAGAGTATACCCTTCGCATATTCTTTTAAATGAAGTTACTCGCTATAATCGTGAATACGTTCAAAATAATAGAGCATTTGGTGAACTAAATCACCCGTCTGGTCCAACTGTGAATTTAGATCGTTGCTGTATTATAATCAAAGAATTAAATTGTCACGGAACAGATGTACAAGGTAAAGCCAAAGTTATGAGTACTCCCATGGGCGAGATTGTAAAAAATCTTATTGCTGAAGGTGCTCGTTTAGGTGTATCTACTCGTGGTATGGGTTCACTCAAATCACGAAACGGATACAATGAAGTACAACCAGATTTTATGCTTTCTGCTGTAGACGTTGTTGCAGATCCTTCTGCTCCTGGTGCGTTTGTTAACGGCATTATGGAAGGAAAAGAATGGGTATGGAATAACGGAATTCTAGAAGAAATGTATATTGAACAATACAAACAAGAAATTAAAAAAACGTCTTCACGAAAATTAGAACAAAAAGCTATAAAATTATTTGAAGATTTTTTACGAAAGATCTAATATATGAAAAGCTTTAAAGAATTTTTAAATGAAGATAATTTTGACCTGAGGCAAGATAGGCAAGTAGAGATACAGAGGAAACAGGAAGAAAGGAGAAGAGAAAAAGAAGAGAAAGATAAACTTGTATCAATACAAACAAACGATGATCCACTAATAAAGACAGCAAATAAAGAAAGAAGTGCTGCTATAGTAGCAAAAATTATTACCGATCCAAATACAACCCGACAACAAATTATAAATCGTGCAAAACTAAAAACTCTAAATCTAAAAGATTGGATACTAAACCCTCTATACCCTTCATCTACTAGTACAGACAATTATAGTACATTTGCAGACCGAATTAAACAACTACAACTACAAAAAGAAAAAGAAGAAAAAGAAGGAATAAACATTCCAGTTAATCGTTCTGTTTTAAGTACCGGCCCATCCAAAGATCTACCCCCACAAAATACAGCCCATGCTGGTGAAGATTATCTAAAAAGCCAACGAGATTTTAGAAGAGGTAAAAGTGAATGGGCGATGAGAGGAACCGCACAGGGAGATCAGCCAATGCCTTCTGCAAGAGCAGCACTGGAAACAATATTCACTTCTCATCAAGTAGGCGGAGATCCAATATATGGAAATATTCCATCTAAAGAAAAAGCAGCTCTGTCTATGGGAAGATTAGCAACTACTGGTTACTCCCAAGAAGGTGCTATAGAGAGAGTAAATACTTATAGTCCATTAATTAGTACTGAATTTGTACGTTCGTGGTTACCAAAAGCATTACAGGAAAAAGATCCTGAAGCTTTGAAGAAAGAACTTGCGGTTGCTCAAGCTGCTGCAGAATATGACCCACGAGCTGCTCAGGTAAGGTATGATTAAAAATAAGCTTTTTTGTTAAAAAAATAAATTTTATAAATATTAAGGAATTAGTATTAAAGGAAACCAATATGGCACAACAAAAACAAAAACCTGTCGTTATGGACGCTACCGGACGTGGTGATTTTGATACCACTGGCCGAGGAACTATGCTGGGCACTCTAGACAATTCTGCTGCCAATCCAGCAGGAAACATGAAAACTCTTGCTCCCGGAAGTGTTCCTCCCGGACCAGCCGGTGAAGCTGCACCACAAGGCCAAGCCAAACCAATGGCTGAAGGTCTTCTAGAATCTCTATTCAGCGGTGAAGAATTAACAGAAGAATTCAAGAATAAAGTTTCTGTTCTTTTTGAAGCTGCTGTGGCCGATAAAGTAGAAACTATTCGCACACAACTCGTGACCGAATCTGCTGCTTTAATAGAGCAAGAGATTGGTTCTGTTGTAAACGAACTTGCAACCAAACTAGACGAATACATTTCATACGTTGTTGAAGAATGGATGGGTGAAAACAAACTTCAAGTAGAAAGTGGAATTAGAACAGAAATTGCAGAAAGTTTCATGAATGGTCTACGTACTCTGTTTGAAACCCACTATGTTGAAGTTCCAGAAAACAAGCACGACCTTCTAGACGATCTATTTGCAGAAAACCAAAAGCTTGAAGAATCTCTGAACAACGAAATTAAAACAAATGTTTCACTAAAGAAACAAATCAATGAAAGCAATGCTCGTGAAGTATTCCTAGAAAGCACAATGGATATTTCGCGTGTGGATGCTGAACGTCTTGCTTCTTTAGCAAACAATATCAGCTATAATACTCTTGACGAATTTAAGAATAAACTTACCGTTCTGAAAGAGAATTATCTCAAAGCAGCTCCTGTTTCAACCAAAGAGCCAGAAACTCTACTGGAAAATAAAGTTCCAGTAAGTTCAGAAGGACCAATGGCTGCTTATCTCAGTGCCGTAACTCGTCAAGTCAAAAAAGTTTAATTCATAAATACCATTAAATCAAGGAGAAATACAAATGGATTTTGCTAACACAACCCCCTACGACACTCTCGTAGAAAAATGGAATCCTCTACTAAGTCACGAGGAACTTCCAGAAATTAAAGATCAATATCGTAAGAAAGTTACTGCTGTACTACTAGAAAACCAAGAGAAGGCTCTCCGTGAGCAATATCTTGTTGAAGCCCCAGCCAACTCAATGGGTGGTGGTGGTTTTAACGTAGCTAACCCAAGCGGCATTCCTTCAGGCAGCAGTGCACTAGCTGGTTACGATCCAATTCTAATCAGCCTAGTTCGTCGTAGCATGCCTAACCTAATGGCATACGACATTGCTGGTGTACAACCCATGAATGCTCCAACCGGCCTCATCTTCGCAATGCGTAGCCGCTACACCGATCAAGGCGATAAGAACTGGACCGGTCTAGATCGTCAAAAGGGCAATAGCAACGGCCGTGGCCGTGAAGCCCTCTTCGGTGAAGTTTGGGCTAAGTTTGGTGGTTCAGGTGGTACTTCAGATGGTGCTGCATTCTCAGCTACCGGTGGTATTGACCCAACCCTAAACACCGGCACAGGCATTAGAGGCAACACAGCTGGTATGGACGATTTCCGTGCTATGCTAACCGCACGTGCAGAAACTCTAGGCGAAAGCGGTAATGCTTTCCAACAAATGGCATTCAGCATCGAAAGAACTGCTGTAGAAGCCAAGACCCGTGCCCTAAAGGCAGAGTACACCACTGAGCTCGCTCAAGATCTCAAGGCTGTACACGGTCTCGACGCTGAAAGCGAACTAGCTAACCTACTCAGCACCGAAATCCTTCACGAAATCAATCGTGAAATGATGTACACCATCTATCGCGTTGCTAAGACCGGTGCACAACACACCGATCTAACAGGTTATAGCACTGGTGGTGGCGTATACGATCTCAACACCGACTCTGACGGTCGTTGGAGTGCTGAACGCTTCCGTGGTCTAATGTTCCAAATTGAACGTGAAGCCAACACCATCGCTAAGGATACTCGCCGTGGTAAGGGCAATTTCGTAATCTGCTCCAGCGACGTAGCTTCGGCTCTCGTCATGGGTGGATTTCTTAACCTAACTCCAGCTGTTCAAACTCAACTAGAAGTTGATGACACCGGCAACACTTTTGCTGGTATTCTAAACGGCAAGTTTAAGGTTTATATTGATCCTTATGCCAAGCTTGGTTCAGACTTTGCTGTAGTCGGTTATCGTGGTGCTAGCCCATACGATGCAGGTGTATTCTACTGCCCATACGTACCGCTACAAATGGTAAGAGCTGTAAATCAAGATACTTTCCAACCAAAGATTGGATTTAAGACTCGTTACGGAATGGTAAGCAATCCATTCGCTGAGAACACTGATATCAATGCTCTCGGTGGTAATCAATATTACCGTATCTTCCAAGTCAACAATCTACACGGTAACACCGGTTTCGGTCTCTGATAATACTAATAACTCTAACGATCAAGGGCTCCCCCTAAAAAGGGAGCCCTTTTTCGTTACATAAATATTAATATGCCTTCATTCTATCCAGAATCTAATAACGGTTTATTGTCAAACTATTTTCAGTTTAGACTAGAACGAATACCAAATTTAATTTGGTTTTGTCAATCTGTTAATCTTCCCGGATTGGTGATTCAAGAATTTGACCAACCCACAACGTTAAGCCATCCTATTAGGAGTCCTGTTGGTGCTATTCGTTTTGACGATTTAATAATGTCATTTAAAGTAGATGAGAATCTAGAAAATTGGTTAGAGATCCATAAATGGATACAAGATATGAGCAATTATACCAATGATACTTCATTTATAAAACCATGGGATTCTCAAAGAACTGATGGTCAATTATTAATATTAAATAGTTCGTATAATCCTAAAATTAAAATAAATTTTAAAAAATTATTTCCAATAAAATTAGATAGTTTAATCTTTGATACTGTAAATCCAGATTCTAAAGAAATATTTTCTAGTGCTAGATTTGCTTTTTCTGATTATAGCATAGAAAAACTTGTAAATTCTTAATTTTATGGTATAATATGCATTATGACTTTTGATGAACTTAAAAATATGGTTAAAGAAGACATTAAGATTGATGAAACTGCTCTGGATCGTGAATCTGCAGATACTCCTCAATTGCATAACAAGTACCTGTCTTTTTATATGGATGAAAAGTTGCGTCTCAAAAAACTCCAAAACGAAGCAGCAGTTCTTCGTCGCAACAAATGGTTATACTATACTGGTCGTATGAGTCAAGAAGAACTTCAAACTTTAGGTTGGGAACCATTTGAACTAAATGTTCTGAAGACTGAAGCAGACGAACTCATTACTTCTGATCCAGATTGGATTAAGCTTGATGAACGTGTAACCTTTCAAAGCGAAAAAGTAGAGTATCTTGAAGGTGTTGTTAAAATAATTAACAATCGCCAATGGCAGATTCGTGCCATGATAGACTGGTATAAATTTACCCAAGGAGTTTAATGGCAGACCTGACGATCACTCAACCAGATTCTGTAATGATTAAAGTTGATTGTGATCGTTCCCTTGCCAAGGAACTGAACGGATATTTCACGTTCAGTGTTCCTAACTTCCAGTACACTCCTGCATTTAAAAAGAAATTATGGGATGGCAAAATCCGTCTGTTTAATCTGTACACCCAGACCATATTTGCTGGGTTGACAGATCTGGTTGTAAAATTTGCCAAAGATCGTGGTTACACATGGAATCTTTCTGTTTTACCATACGACAAGCCTACTCCTGAATCTGTAGCCCAATTTATAGCCAATCTGCCTATATCTGTAGGTGGTAAACAGATCAACCCCTATGACTATCAGGTACAGGCCGTACAACACGCCCTAGAGCATTCTAGAGCCCTCCTAGTGTCTCCTACAGGCTCTGGTAAGTCCCTGATGATCTACCTGCTGTGTCGCTGGATACTGGACCAAAACTCAACTGGAAAAATACTAATTATTGTTCCTACAACCAGTCTGGTAGCCCAGATGTTAGCCGATTTCCGTGAGTATTCTAAAAATGATTCGTGGAAAGCAGACCGAAATATTCATACCGTGATGGGCGGAAAGGAAAAGACTTCCACCAAGCGTATTATTATATCCACATGGCAGAGTATTTACAACCAGCCGTTTACATATTTTGAAGATTTTATTGGAGTATTTGGTGATGAGTGCCACTTATTCAAAGCCAAGTCTCTGTCTTCAATTATGAGCAAAGCTAAAAAAACCAAATACAGAATTGGTACAACAGGTACTCTGGACGGAACACAAACACACAAACTAGTAATTGAAGGATTGTTTGGTCCCACATATCACACAACCACAACCAAAAAATTAATTGATCAGGAATTATTATCTAACATTAATATCGATTGCTTGCAACTCCAATACTCACCAGAAGACATACAACAGACTAAAAAAATGTTGTATGTGGATGAGATACGTTGGGTTGTAAGCAATCCACGACGCAATACATTTATTAAAAACTTGTGTAATAAATTAACTGGAAATACTTTGGTGCTGTTTAACTTTGTGGAGCTTCAAGGTAAACCGCTATACGAACAAATTAAAGCGTCTTCACAAAAACCGGTATACTTTATTCATGGAGCTACAGAAGTAGAAGAACGTGAACAGATTCGTAAAATTATGGATTCAGGAACGGATGCAACACTGATTGCCTCATACGGCACATGTTCCACAGGTATAAATATAAGAAATATCCATAATATTGTTTTTGCCTCTCCATCCAAATCAGTAATACGAATTTTACAATCAATAGGTAGAGGATTACGAAAGAGTGATACTAAAGTTCGCATGAAACTGATTGATATTGCAGATGATCTGCGATATAAGAAACAAATCAACCACGGCATGAATCATCTACACGAACGATTAAAAATATATACTAATGAAGGCTTTCCGTATAAATTGATTTCTGTACAATTACCAAAGGAGTCCAATGAAGAGTTACAAAATTTTAAAACTGAAATCGGGTGAAGATTTGATTGGTTCTGTTCGTCTTTCCAAGGATGGAAGTATTAAAATTCATCGTCCTATGGTTTTTAAATCCATGGTAACTCAAGATATTTTTGGTGGTATGCGAGAAGTCTTTATGCTTAAAGATTGGTTATTATTATCTGAAGAAAAAATAGCAGCAATATCAAAAGACAGTATTAATACTATAGTTCCTGCATCTAAAGATGTTAGTAGATTATATGAACAAGAAAAATTAAAAGACGATACAAAACCACTAAAACCTAAACAAGTTAAACAAGATATTCCTATGCCAGGACCAAATGAAAATGACGTAAATGATATGAAAAACCTATTACGACTTGTTGAAGAAATGACAACAAATTCAGGTAAGATCCCAGAAGAAGAATCTAACTTAAAAGATTTTGCAAAACCTCAAAAAGGTGATAAAATGGTGTTTATGAATCTTATCTTTTCACCTGAAGTTATTCTTGAGCTATTAAAATCTGGCTTAATAGATCGCAAAGAATTAGGATCTATGATAAATGAGATCACCAATGAAAATGGTGAAGGAATGAATCCTAACAAATACACTGGCGATAAGAAAGATAAAAAGGATCTGGGAAATAAGTGGACAGATTGGAATTCAGACCCCAATTCTGAGGACTATAAGTAATAGTTCTTTATTTAACTCAGACAAAATATTATATCAGGAATTTTATATCATGTCAAATGGAAAGTCTAAAAAATTAAAAGAAAAAAGTAAAATAAAATCTACAGAAAAAATAGTTGACAAAACAAACGATGACCACTATATTAATAATAAAGAATTTTTAGCAGAAATGATTAAATGGAAAAAGGCAATACGTGAGGCCGAAGATAGTGGAGATGATGTTCCCCCAGTTTCCGATTATATTGGAAACTGTTTTCTTAAGATAGCAGAACGCTTATCATCTAAAGCCAATTTTGCTAACTATCCATATAAAGAAGAAATGATTGGAGACGGAATAGAAAATTGTTTAATGTATGCGCATAATTTCAATCCACGAAAATCAAAGAACCCATTTTCATATTTTACGCAAATAATATATTATGCATTTTTGCGTAGAATAGAAAGAGAAAAAAAACAAGCATATGTTAAATTAAAAGTTACTGAAAATATGGATGACGGAACAATACACAAATGGTTTAAAGAAAATTATCTAGAAAAAGAATCTCCCAGACAAGCATTAAGTGAATTGTTTCAAATTTCTGAACGTGATATTGAAAAGTATGAACCAAAGAAACGCAAAAAGCGTCGTAAGAAATCATGAAAATTGCAATAATTAGTGACACCCATTTTGGGGCACGTGGAGACTCTCCACTGTTTTTAAATCATTTTTTAAAGTTCTTTGAGGATCAATTTTTTCCATATCTTAAAGATCATGGAATCACCAAGGTTCTTCATCTAGGTGATCTATTTGACAGGCGTAAATTTATTAATTTTAATACTCTTCACCACACCAAGAAGCGATTCATTGAATGGTTTGATAAAAATGATGTAGAGCTTCACTGTATTCTTGGTAATCACGATGTGTTTTATAAGAACACCAATCGCCTGAACTCGCCCAAAGAAGTTCTTGGGGAATGCCACCCATCATTTCATCTATATGAAGATGTCACCGAATTGTCTATTAATGGTGCGTCTATTTTACTAGTGCCGTGGATTAATGAAGAAAATCAAAAGACGTTTATGCAAAAGATTGCCAATTCTAAAGCAACCATTCTTGCAGGCCATCTGGAATTAACTGGATATGAAGTAATGCCTGGTGTAAAGTTTGGTGAAGGAATGGATGACAAGTTCTTAGAAAAGTTTGATATGGTGCTGTCTGGACATTTTCACAAAAAGAGTTCTAAGGGAAATGTACATTACACAGGAACACAATATCAGATGACAACCGTGGACACGAATGAAATCAAAGGATTTCATATCCTAGACACAGAAACCCGAGAACTACAGTTTATCCAAAACACAAATAAAATATTTCACAATATTGAATGGAGAAACGGTACATTAATTCAGGATTTTGATACGGCCAAATATAAAGGAACTTACGTAAAGGTAATAGTTTACGAAAAAAAGAGTGAAATAAAATTTGACCAGTTCTTAGATTCGTTGTATGCTGTGGAACCAGCCAGTGTTAGTATTATTGAAGATCTTAGTGAAAAGGGTGGAGATGAACCAAAATTGGATATCACTGATGATACTCTCACCCTAATTAATCGAGAGATCGATGGTATGGAATCGGACAATAAAGAAGAGTTAAAGAATATTGTTCGTGAAATATACATGGAGAGTTTAGATTGATAACATTCAAGACGGTTCGTTTTAAAAACTTTGGATCTTTTGGAAATACATTTACAGAGATTCAACTTAATAAAAACAATACTACTCTTGTGTGTGGTTCAAACGGCAATGGAAAGTCTTTTGCTTTTCTGGATTCCATCTCATTTGCCCTATTTGGTAAACCGTTTCGTAACATGAATATTCCACAACTGGTAAATAGTATCAACAAAAAGAACTGTGTTGTGGAACTAGAGTTTACCGTTGGTAAAACAGAATACAAGATTGTTCGTGGTCTTGCTCCTAAAGTGTTTAAGATCTTTAAAGACGGAGAGCTTCTAAATGAAGACGCAAAGAGTAAAGACTACCAAAAGGTTCTAGAAGAACAGATATTGGGAATGAATCATAAAACATTCTCCCAAGTTATTGTTCTGGGTTCGTCTTCATTTATTCCGTTTATGCAGTTAACACCTGCAGACCGTAGACTGGTTATTGAAAATATCCTAGACATTGGTATCTTTTCAGAGATGAACGGAGTGCTAAAAACCAAGATAGGTGCAGCTAAAGGCAATCTACAAGCCATAGATTCTGAACTAGTTTTAGTAAATGAGAAGATTAGTGCAACCCAAGAACTAGTATCTTCGTACCAGCAAAATACGTCTGATCGGGTTGCTGATCGTAAACGTTCTTTGGAAGAAAACACAGAAACTATTAAGTCTCTATCTAAAGAAATTAAAGCACTCCAAAAGACCATCAAAGAACTGGAAACAGAAACAGAACCGGGAGACCAAATTAATGCGGAACTCAAGAAGCAACAGATTGTGCTTTTCAAGCTCGAAAGCTCCATTGAAAGCGTACAAGAGGATATCAAGTTCTTCGAAAAGAACCACAGTTGTCCGACTTGCAAGCAAACCATCAGTAAAGAACACAAAGAGACAGTCATTGCCGAGAAGTCTGAGAAGGCCCAAGAGCAGCATCGCTCTCTGGACCGCATAAAAGAAGCCATCAATATGTCTAAGAATAATCTAAACAAGATTACCTCTGTTCAGAATAAGATTAATGATCTAATTATTAAGAGTTCTGCTAAAGAACAAACAATGGAATCTCTAATCAAATTGAATGAACGATTAGACCAAGAGATGACTGTGGTTGTTGAAACTGCAGACGCTCAGGCGAAAATTCAAGATGCCCAAGACCGATTGTCTGAACAGTTAACTAAACAAGGAAAACTTTTGGAAAAGAAACAAAAGGGTGTTGACACTCTTCGTTCTTATGATAAACTGGTATTCCTGTTCAAAGATAGTGGTATCAAGGCAAAGATAGTAAAGTACTACATTCCACTAATCAATAAATATGTTAACAAGTATCTAAACAGTATGGATTTTTACGCTAACTTTCATCTAGACGAAGAGTTTAATGAAGTTATCAAGAGTCGCCATCGTGACGAGTTCTGTTACGAGTCGTTTAGCGAAGGCGAAAAGATGAGGATCGATTTGGCATTGCTTCTGACGTGGCGAGAGATCGCAAAACTCAAGAATAGTGTCAATACAAATCTGCTTATTCTGGATGAAGTATTTGATTCCAGTTTAGACAGTGGTGGAGTGGATGAGCTGATGAAATTGCTGTCCAGTTTTGGTGCTCGTACAAATGTCTATGTGATCAGCCATAAGACAGACCAATTACTGGATCGGTTCAATAACGTTGTTCAATTTGATAAGAAAAAGAACTTCAGCAGGATTGTATGAAAAAGAAAAAGAAGAAAGTGTCTCGTCGGATTGGTCGGGGCGATTCTGTAGACTCTCTAATCATGGGCAGTGAGCCCGTGTGGAAAGATGCAGACAAGCTAACTCCAGAAGAGTATGATACTAAGATTCTAAAGGCAATCAATTGGTACAGTTATTCTTGCGATAATAACATGTGCAAGCCTTGGGTTATTGACTGGATGATGAAGAACCAGTACTCCAAAAAGGACATCAAGGCCGCAGCAGCATGTGATATTAATGCTATGGAATTTATCTACATTGGTAGTCGCTGCCGAATCATGAATCTGGGAGCCAAACTTCGACCAGAAACTTTGGAAATGATTAAGCGTAATGTGGAACAAATTATCCAACACGGCTTACTTCGTCCAGCAAAGGTCGAAGATCCAAATAAAGAAAAGATAAATGTTCAAGAACGTATTCTAAAGAAAAGTGTGGAATATATGGGCACAGTCGAAAGTCGTATTGATGAACTATACGGCCTTGCAGTTCGTGATGCCCTAAAGAATGTAGATCATAGCGAATGGTTACGTATGCAGGGGATCAAGCCTGTTCATTTTAAACGTTTAGTTAAAGTATTTGATCCCCATATCAAAGAATTAAAGACTGCCTATAAGGGCCAAGATGAAGATCTTAAAGAAGGATTTTCGTTCCTAGGAAAGCGTAAGATCAAGCAAATGATAACTACTTTAGAGGAATTTAAAAATATACTCAATGGCTAGTTCTCCCACAATATTTAAAGCAGCAGATGCCTTTGGTAGATGTATTTCTTATAATAAGGGAGATATTGTTTATAAAAAAGGTGAAGCATATATTGCTACACGAATTCCAGATCTTTGTAAATCTCCAGAGCACAAAGGGTCTGGTTGGGAACCTTTAAGTTCAGAACGAACAGGAATAACAGTTACATATTTTAGTGGTAGTACTCCACCTTCACGAGTTGTTCCAGGAGACGAATGGTTTAACCCAAATACCGGAAAATTATACAAATATATTTCTGATACTGATTCAGAACAATGGGTACAATTATATTGACTTTTGTTTTTTATGTGGTACAATTAATCCATGCTACTTATTGATAACAACCAGATTATTCTGGCTAATATTTTTCAGGCTGCTAAAGATGGCGAACCACTAAACGAAGATTACGTCCGTCATACAGTTCTAAACTCGTATAGAAAATACCGCACCAAGTTTCGTTCATATGGCGAAATGATTATTTGTAATGATGGAAGTGATTATTGGCGAAAGCAATACTTTCCACATTATAAGGCCAATCGCAAAAAGCAACAACTTAAGAATGCTAAAGAATGGAAAGCTGTATTTGGAATTCTTGACGGTCTTCGTGAAGAAATTAAAGATATATTTCCATATCCCAGTATTCGCTTGAAGGGTGCAGAGGCAGACGATATTATCTACACTTTATGCAAGACATATTCCCAAAGTGAAAAGATTCTTATTGTATCTAATGATAAGGATTTTCAACAGCTTCAAATGTTCTCGAATGTAGAACAATATAGTCCCACTACAGATAAATACCTTACATGTTCAGATCCCCGTAGTTTTCTGTTTGAACACATTATAGGAGGCGATTCCAGTGATGGAATTCCTAATATTCTTAGTGATGACGACACTTTTGTACAAGATGGCAAGCGACAAACGCCGATGACTCAGAAACGAATTACGGCTTTGAAGCAAGATGCAGAAAGTTCTGAATTTTATGAAAATCCTAAATATATTAGGAATAGCACACTGATTGATATGAGTAATGTACCACAAGATCTACAAGATCAAATTCTAAACACATACGAATCCCAGAAAGGAAAAGGCAGAGACAAGCTGCTTCAGTATTTTATTGACCATAAACTGAAGACCTTAATGCCACATTTAGAGGAATTTTGATGTATACTCCAGAGCCAGAATCAGAATACGAGCGTTGGAAGCGTGAGCACAAAGAAGCTGCAGCCCGTCGAAAAAAGAAACGAGGCCGCAAACCCAATCAACAAGGCTGGCTGAATGATCTTCGCCATGGTCATGTTGATGACAATGAAGACTTTCAAAATTTTGAACGATTTGACAAATAAAGGATTTTTATATTATGACTAAAGCGACAACAACAATTTCTAAAGACACTTTAAATATCCTGAAGAATTTCAGTGGTATTAATTCTAATCTGTATGTAAAGCCCGGTTCTAAGATTACTACTATGTCTCCCACCAAGAACATTATGGCAGAGGTGGAAGTAGAAGAAACATTTGATACAGAATTTGGTATCTGGGATTTGAATAAGCTGCTAGGTGTGATTTCTTTATTCACAGATCCAGAGTTTAGTTTTGAAGACAAATATGTAACCATTACCGGAGCCAGTGGTTCCAAGGTTAAGTACTACTATTCCGATCCTAAGCTTCTGTCGTATCCTACCAAGAGCATCAAAAAAGTAGATGCTGCCGTGGAATTTGATCTTACACACGATGACTTCCGTGAGCTACAACGAGCAGGTGCGGTTCTGGGTAATCCTGATCTGTGCTTTGTGTCGGATGACGACAAGGTGCTAGCAGTAGTCAAGGATCTCAAGGATCCCACTTGCAACGTGTTCTCTATCGAAGTAGGAGACAACACCGCAGGAACAGACTTCTCGTTTAATTTCAAACTAGAAAACATGAAGATGTTGGACGGAGACTACCACATTGCTCTATCTAAGAGTGTGATCGGTCAGTTTAGCCATGCCAGCCGCCCTCTTAAGTATTGGGTGGCCATGGACGCAAGCAGCACATACAAGGAATAATATGCTAACCGCAAATAACGCAATCGGCCTGTTGGTTGAAAAGTATCGACCAGCACTAATCAATCATTGTGTACTTCCACAAGATCTTAAAGACACGTTCAATGCCATTATCCAAAGCGGAGAGTGCCCCAATTTGCTTCTGGCAGGCAAACCCGGTATGGGCAAAACCACAGTGGCCCGAGCCCTATGCACTCAGTTGGGTGCAGATTATATCATTATTAACTGCTCTGAAGACGGTAATATCGATACTCTGCGAACCAAGATTCGTCAGTTTGCTAGTACCGTATCCCTGTCTGAGGATGCCAAACAGAAGATTGTAATCTTAGACGAGTTTGACTACTCCAATGCCCAAAGCATTCAACCTGCCCTTCGAGGAGCGATTGAGGAGTTTGCCAAGACGTGTCGATTTATTCTGACCTGCAACTACAAGAACAGGATTATTGAGCCTATCCATTCTCGTTGCACAGTAATTGACTTTAACTTTCCATCCAAGGAACGACCAGAACTGGCGAAGCAGTTCTTAGCTCGTTGTCAGGCTATCTTAGACGAAGAGGGAATTGAATACGATGTCAAGGTTTTGACCAAGGTTGTAGTTAAATATTTTCCAGATTTTAGGCGTACCCTGAATGAACTCCAACGATACTCTGCCGCTGGGGTAATTGATATTGGTATTCTCAGTACAGCTGGAGAACTGAATGTTAAAGAACTTATGGAATATTTAAAGGCTAAAAACTTTACAGAGATCCGTAAGTGGGTGGCGAACAACCTAGACAATAGTCCACAGGACGTGTTCAGGAAGGTCTATGATGGCCTATACGACCATGTAGACCCAAAAAGCATTCCACAGGCAGTAGTTATTATAGGCGAGTACCAGTATAAAACTGCCTTTGTAGCCGATCAAGAGATTAATCTATCGGCATTTATGGTAGAATTAATGATGAGTTGTGAATTCAAATGAAAAAGTATTCACGTCCAGAATTTAAATTAATAGACTCCATATCGGTAAGTAAAGAAGATTTATTACGGGATGGAGTACCGGAAAAAGAATATATTCCATTTTTCATTAATAGGTGTTTGTCGTATTTTACAGACACTATATTCTATGCAAATGAAATGAATAGATTATGGAATTTACCAAAACCTCTTCAATACGATTATTTACGAATATCAGTTCGTCCCCGCAAACGATTCAGTAAGTGGCTCAAGGACGAGTCTAATGAGCGTATAGACGCTCTAAAGACATTATATGGGTATTCCCACACCAAAGCCAAACAAGTAGTATATCTGCTAACAGAAGAAGATTGGAAGGCAATTTTTGCTCTTTTGGATACGGGCGGCACAAAACCCAAAATTCCTAAATAATTTCGTGTTACTGAATTTTTTAATGAAAGCGGATTATTATGGAACCCGAAGATATTTTTGATGGCCTTGGTGTAGAAGTAAAACTAAAAAATAAAGACGATTTTCTAAAAGTTTGTGAAACATTAACACGAATGGGAGTATCGTCTAAGAAAGAAAAAAAATTATATCAAAGTTGTCATATTTTGCATAAACGAGGTCGATATGCAATTATGCACTTTAAAGAACTTCTAGATCTTGATGGATTAGAAACAGATATTTCAGATACTGATATTGGACGAAGAAATTTAATTGTAAAACTTTTAGTTGATTGGGGCCTTATAGAAGCAATAGATTCAGATGAATATAAAGAACCACAACTATCTCTAGCCCAATTAAAAATTATTCCTTATAAACAAAAGAAAGAATGGGAACTAGTTCCTAAATATCATATAGGAAACTCTTAATTATGCAAACAGAAGTGATTTCTTTTTATAGTGACATAGAAGGTAAAACATATTATAGTGATCATGCTGTTAGATTAAAAAAACAGTTAGATAGTTTTGGTATTCCATATGATATACGAGAAAAGGTATCATTAGGAACATATCAAGCTAATTGTTTAAGTAAACCAGATTTTATTTATAAATTATTAATACAAAAACAAAAACCAATACTCTGGTTAGATATAGATTCTGACGTAAGAAGACCACTGCATATATTTGATCGATTTATACCAGATACCGATTTGGCATTTGCTTGTTCTATGCCCCAATTAATTGGAGCTAAAGCTTCTCCCATATTCTTAAACTATAATCAACGAGTTTTAGAATTTTTACAACATTGGAATTTTGTTGCAAAACAACAAAGTATAGATGGTAAATGGTTTGATCACGAATCTCTGATGGGGATTTTACATCATTTTTATAATAAAGAAGGATTTAAAATAAAATTTGTTGGTCCCCAGTTTTGCGTATGGCCAGGTCAAGAACAATCAGATTCTGTTATTGTTATGGGATTAGCAGATGCTGATACAAAAAAAGAAGCTTTAAAAGAACTAGGAATGACTGAGGATGTTATACAATGGCAGAGTCCAGGAACAAAATAAAAGCAATAGGTGCACCATTCAACATTGAACACTCTTCTTGTTCAGATCTAAGACCAAATAAGTTTGATTGGACTTTACAAGATAGTGATACAGAAGTTCATATCGATCGTGGTTTATTTATTAAACCTTCAAACAAAAATAAAAATAATAGATTTGGTTGGATATGCGAATCACGATTTATAATTCCCGATGTACATGATTTTTTAAAAAATAATCATGAAGTATTATTTGATAAGTACTATAACAAAATATTTACATGTGATTCAGAATTATTAACACTAAATTCTAATTTTATTTTTTGTCAAAATGGCAGCAATTATCCATGGATAAAAAAAGGAATATGGTCTGCATATAATAAATGGAAATTATGTTCCATGTTCTGTTCTCCTAAATTAATGACAGAAGGGCACGTGTATAGGCATCAATTAGCAAGATTAGCTTTAGATTCTCATTTTGATGTATTTGGTGGAGCACATGGAACAAAAAGAACAGTAAAAGATCCAAGCCGTCCATGGGATACAAAATTTGAAGGTTTGGTTTCTTATATGTTTAGTATAGTTATAGAAAATGGAATGTATGATTCATACTATACTGAAAAATTAACAGATTGTTTTGCAACAGGAACTATACCAGTATATTTGGGAACAAATAAATTACCAGACATATTTGATCCAGAAGGAATAATAAGATTAGAAATTGGAAAAGAACAAGAAATATTTGATCAATTAAACGAAAGCACATATATAAATAAAAAGAAACACATAGAAAATAATTTAAATGCATTAAAAAAATTAAATGTGGCAGATGATGATCTATATGATGGAATTTTAAAGTATGCTCAAGCTTGGAACTAATAGAACAATAAGTTTTGGAGATTATTATCTTGGATTGCTTACATTTTTAGCAAGTAATCCACAAGAAGTTTGTTTGTATATAAAAAGACCAGAGCACGCATTCTTAAAAGAATGGTTTCCTCATATAAAAGATATACGTTTGGAAAATAGTAATTTTGATTATGATATACATCTACACAGCGAACAATATAAAGAAAAAAGTAGATGGTCTCCTTGGGGTTATTTTATAAATCATCAAGTAAAATATAATCCTGAATTATTTTCTAAATTATTAAATATCACTGGAAATGATATTCCAGAATTAAAAGCAGACACAACAATATTTGTTACAGATATGGGTTCAGGAATGTCTTTAGATTATCATTGGATAGTTTCTATATTAAATAATCTAAACGATAAAAAAATAAATTGGGTATCTAGTAATAAATACGATAGACAGTTTGGTATTAAAAATAGTATCAATCACATATCATTACAGGATTTATTATATAACGTATATACTAAAAATATACGAGTAATTAGTTATAGAAATGGGTTGTGTGATTTCTTTTATACGACATGTGATAATGAATTGCATGTAATATATCCTAGTCCAGCTAAATATCCAACATGGATCAAGGAATCAATTTTAAATACAGACAAACTAGATTTAGTTTCTGATTTAGTAAAAAAACGAAAATCTAAAACAGTTGAGTATAATGAAGAATCGTTAGAAGATTTAAAAAAATTATTGGATAAAATTTAACATGACTACAAAACCAATACATATAGCAAATTTTGTTTTTGATTATAATAGTGATTTTAATAAAATATGCGACGAATTGTCTGGTGCATATACGTGGATTTTACGTGAAGAGCCCATGAAAAATAATTTACTTTTGAAAGTAAATTTCGCTCCTACAGATCCAGAATATTCTGTAAAAATAACTGAATCTGCTCCAGAAATAAAAACAAAATTAACAATTGGTATTTGTTCTCTGTATAGAAGACAAGCATATTTATTCAGATTATTAAAATACATATATGAATATTTAAGAGAAGAACCAAACAAAGAGCAAATACAATTTTTAATATTTGTAGATCCAGAAGATAGAACAACTGGAGAAAAAAGAAATATAATTATAGAAAATGCAAACTCTGATTATTTTTGTTTTATAGACGATGATGACCTAGTATCTCCACATTATTTTAAAGAAATTTTAAATAAAATAAACCATCCTATACAGGTTGATGGAATTGGATTTAGTGGAATAGTTTTCAGATTTGATGAAAAAAATAATCTTCATGAATTTTATAAGTTCACCCACACTATGCAATGTCAATTTAAACACTGGGAAGGTGAGCCTTTTAAAACTCGGCATTTTAATACACTAAACCATCTAAATCCAATTAAAATGGATTTAGTAAAACAAGTTAAATTTAAAGATTTAGTATGGAGTGAAGATGTAAACTATTGGGAAGAGATGAAAGATTTAGTAAAGAGTGAATATTTTATAAACAAAGATTTATATTATTATTTGTGGAGAGGAAATCACCATGACTGAAAAAATCAGTATATTGTGTCCAACTAGAAGACGAGGCCAAAAAGCTAAAGAATGTTATGAATCGTTCTTACAAACAACTGCTGGGGTTTCTGATTTTTATTTTATTATAGATGAAGATGATGTTAATTCATATGATTTTTTAGACTATCCTAATGCAAATTTTATTACTGTTCCAACTACTGAAAATAAACCAACAGGACTTGTGTATCCTTTAAATTATGGATATAAAAAATTAAAAGAAAAATATGCAGGATATATGTTTGTTGGAGATGATTCCGCATTTAGAACCCCAAGATGGGATAAAATTTTCTTAGATAAAATCATAAAAGAAAATTATAATTGTATTTTATACGGAAACGATTTACTCCGAAGACATGCACTTCCGGTTTCTTTTATTGGAGGTAAAAATGTATTTAAAGAATACATGATTTATCCAGAATTTTATCATGTATTTTGTGATACTTATATAAAGAAATTAGGTATAAAAAATAATAGTCTATTCTATTATCCTAATATCATAATAGAACACATGCATTATACAACAGGCAAATCTGATCTAGATGAAACCTATCGTAACACAGTAGGAAGTAATTATTGGAATCACGATAAAAAGATATTTGAAAACATTTGATGTTAAGATAAATATAAACGAGACGTGAAATGTTAGATAATATTATTAATAAAAATTATAACTCAATTCAGCATTTATTACAAAAAATAAATTACAAAGAGTTAGATACATTTTATGAATCAATAAAAGATTCTAATGTTTTATATTTTTCTGGAATTGGTAAAAATTCACACATTGCAAATATTGTATCTTCTACTTTTAATTCATTAACAATCCGTTCTATATTTGTAGATCCTATACATGCAGTACATGGAGATATGGGTCTTATATCTGACGGTTCTACTGTTATTCTTATTTCCAAGAGCGGCAATACAGATGAATTAGTATTTTTTTGCGAAAAAATAAGAAAAAGAAATTGTGGTACTAAAATATTTTTATTGCATTCCAATAATGATGCTAAACTAAAAAAATATTGTGATTTTGATTTATATATTCCCTTTTTAGAAGAGTGTGATCCGTGGAATAGAGTTCCTACATGTTCATTAGTTTGCTATCTTATAGTATTACATAGTGTAGCTATGAAGATTGTAGAATATCGACAAGTTACTGTTGAAGAATTTTATAAAAATCATCCAGGCGGTGATATAGGAAAACAAAAATGATTGAAGTATATTTAAAGCACAGACCAAACAATAGTGGTTATACTGATTATTGGAAAGATATATTTTCTGATACAAACAGATATGTAGTTTATGAATTAACAGAAGAAAATAGACCTAATTGTGTTCACGCCCATCCTATATTAAAAACTAGATTTGGTGGAGTATTTGCTTCACATGTTACATCATTTTTAGCTACAAAAACAGAGTATCATTGGGCTATCGATTCTGAAGATATTAAATTTGAAGATAAAATAACCAAAGATCAAATACGTGAATTGTTTATAAAAATAGAAAATGATACCATAGCAAATGAATACGATGGATTTTCATATGATATGTACTTATCCATATTGGGTGGAGAAGAAAAAATAGGTCCTAAACCTGGAGTAAAATTTAAAGATATGATTAAACACTGGACATTTGGTATGGCTTTTTTAAAAAAACAACCAGAAATAGTCAAATTAATATTTGAAAGACGATACGAAAATGATTATAATATGGATTGGAAAATGTCAGAGCTACGAGAAACTGGTGTTTTAAAATTAAAAACTTTTATTGTAAAAAACGCAACAGTACACCATACATGGGGAGATATAAAAGTTGCAGAAAATGATTTAGATCATAATGGAGTAGTATTTCCAATACAAGAAGAAGTAATAAAATATTCATTTTAATGAAAACATTTATAATACAAGCTGGTGGTTACGGTACTAGAATGGGTAGGCTCACTTCGGTGAAACCCAAAGCATTAATTCCTATAGATGGAAAGCCTATTATATTTCATTTGTTTGATAACAATCCAAACAGTAAATTCATAGTAATTACCGATTATCATGCAGATGTATTGATAAAATATATAAGAAAATATAGACCATCAGTAGATGTGCAATTTATTATTTCTACAGAAAAATCTACAGCAGCAGGAATACCAGAAGCAATCAAATCTGTAGACGGTTCTTTTTTCGTATTGTGGTCTGATCTGTTGGTAAAAACAGAAATACAAGAACCAAATGTGAATACTATTGGTATCGGTGTAACTACACCACAAGATAAATTTCTATGTCGTTGGTCTTTTAGACATCAAAAATTATTAAAAGAAAGTGCTAACATTGGTGGTGTAGCTGGTATTTTTTACTTTAAAGACAAGAAATATCTAGACAGTTTAGATGAAAAACAATCTCTAACTACATTTTTGTCCAAAGTATTTGTAGAATCTTTTGATATTAAAGATATTGATGATGTTGGGACCGAAGATCGATTTTATCTGCTAAATAAAACTAATAGATTTTTTAATAAATTAACGTTTAATAAAACCACTGTACAAAAAGAAGCAATAGTAGATGAATACAAAAAACTAATAAAAGACGAAATAGGATGGTATGAATATTTAACCACATTTAATTTTGACAGAATGCCAAAACTAATTTCAAAAGATCCATTTATTATTCAAAGACTAAACGGCAAAAATCCTTTTAGTTATGAGCCATCTGAACATTTTTTAAATGATGTTATTAATACTATTAATACAATTCACAACTACGAGTTTATAAATACAGATTTAGAAGAATTGAGATTGGTGTATTTAACAAAAACACTGGAACGAGTACACGAAGTATCGGATCTAATTCCTTTCTTTACTGATGATTTTATTACTATAAATGGAAACAAATATAAAAATCCATTTAGCAGTAACCATATAGATGAATTTAAAACACAAATTGAATCATTATATAATGTAAAGTCATTCAGACTAATACACGGAGATTGTACATTCTCTAATATGATTAATGTGGATGAAAAATGCTATCTAATAGATCCTAGAGGCTATTTTGGTAAAAATAAATTGTATGGAGATCCCAGATACGATTGGGCAAAATTATACTATTCGTTTGTGGGTAATTACGATAATGTTAATTCTAAAAAATATTCATTAGAAGTGGCTCCAAATAGTGTTACCTATTCTATTGATGCTAATGGTTGGGAAAAATACGAAGACTCATTTTTTAATGCTATACCATACACAAAAGAAGAAATACAACTCCTTCATGTCTTGATATGGTTTTCTCTCTGTGGATACGTCAAAGAAGACTACAGTTCTGTATTACTAGCATTTTATAATGCTGTAGTTTTATGGAATAAATTAATAAAAGGTGATTATATCAATGAAAATAGGAATTGATGTTGGAGCGGGAAATGGTGGTACACTTTATAAATTTAAAGATTGCGAAATCATATATGCATTTGAGGCATTTCCAGACGGATATACTGAACTAATAAATAAAAAAAATCCAAAAGTTAAACCATTGAATGTGGGAATAAGCTCAATTCCAGGAATAAAGGAATTTAATGCATATCATATAGGAAATCCTCCAGCACATGGTTGTGGTTCTTTTTTAGAAATAGATAAATCTGGAGAATTTACAAAAATATTAGAAAAAAAATTTAATATGGAATTTAAATCTAAAACATATAATATAGAATGTATTAGATTAGATTCTTTTATAAAAGAACACAATATAACTTCTATAGAATATTTAAAAATTGACACGCAAGGATCTGATTATGACGTTATTATTTCTCTAGGAGAAGAAATAACAAAAGTTAAAAAAATAGAAGTAGAAATCATATTAAAAGATTTTTATATAAATCAAGGATCGCGTGCAGATATTGTCTCTTATTTAGAAAATAATAATTTTAAATTAATACAAGAAGATTGGAACGAAGGAGCTGAAAATTATGAAACTAATGCTATTTTTATAAACAAAAAATATGGATAATTATCCTAAACTCAAAAAAACTTGGATTTTTGATCTAGACGGTACTCTTGTATTACACCGTGGATACGAAAATGGTCCTGATATTTTATTAGAAGGAGTGGCAGATCTATTTTCTAGAATTCCACAAGAAGATATGATTGTTATTATTACTGGAAGATCCGAAACCATTAAAGATATAACAATCAAAAATTTAAAGGATCTAGGATTACGATACGATCATATTATTTTTGATGCTGGAGCTGGGGCAAGAATTTTAGTAAATGATACCAAACCTTCAGGGTATAAAACTGCACATTCTTTTTCTGTAATAAGAAATCTTGGTATAAATACTAATGATCTACTATTTTTCATGGAGCACTGATAATGCCTAAATTATGTCTGTCAATGATCGTAAAAAATGAAACTCACATTATTAAAGAGTGTTTACAATCTATTTACAAATACATTGATTACTGGGTGATTGTAGATACCGGTTCTACAGATGGAACTCAGGATCTAATTAAACAATTCTTTGCTGAAAAGGGAATTCCAGGTGAGTTACACGAACGTCCTTGGGTTTCATTTGGCCACAACAGATCAGAAGCATTAGCCTTATGTGATGGCAAAGCAACATGGGCTTGGATGATTGATGCGGACGACTATATTGAAGGTACGTTCGAATTTCCTATAAATATACCAAACGAAATAGATGGTTTTGCTTTACGTTTTGGAAGAGAAGAGTTTTCTTGGTGGAGAACTCAAATTTTTAGAACAGGTATTGGTTGGAAATATGTTGGTGTTCTTCACGAATATCCAACCGTAGAAGGAAAAGAAAAACCAGCTCTAGCAAAAATAGAGACAGGAACATATAAAATTATTGCTAGAACTCTGGGAGCCAGAAATAAAGATATTACTCCTGTAGAAAAATATAAGAAAGATGCCGAACTATTAGAAAAAGCTCTTATAGAAGAGCCTAATAATATTCGATATCAGTTTTATCTTGCTCAAAGTTATTTTGATGCACAGATGTACGATAAAGCAGAAGAGGCATACCTTAAACGCATACTAATGGGTGGATGGGAAGAAGAGCAATTTTATTCTGCCTATCGTATAGGAATGTGTAGAGGATTACAAAATAAACCATGGGAACAGATACAGCAAGCATTTTTAGAAGCTTGGAATCTTCGTCCGTTTAGAGCAGAACCGCTATATCAAATTGCTCGTGTGTATCGTATGATGGGCCATCCTAAACTATCTTATCTGTTTGCTAAAATGGCTATTGAAATTCCATATCCAACAGACGATATTTTATTCGTATCAGAGGATGTTTATAAATATGGAGTTCTAGATGAACTAGCATCTACCGCATTTTACGCAGGTAAGCCCCATATAGGGTATGCTGCTTGTAAGAAATTATTAACAGAAAATCTTATACCACAGGCACATCTAGAACGCGTAAAAAATAACTACAATGAATATATTCGTTATTTTCAACAAACCAATCAGATGCACATTATAGAACAATTAGACGAACAAGCAAAAAAACAAAGTGAAAAAAAAGAGTATAAACCTGCTCTATTTCCTGCCCAGAAGCCAAAAAAGTTCAAGCAAAGAGCAAAAGGTGTAAGTAGATAAGTCATAAATACAATTATGACAGCAAAATACGACCTATCAGTTAATAAAAATTCTAATTTTGATTTCTGGGCACAATACCTCTCAGATGGAGGTACTGGTATTGATTTAACCGGTTATGATGTAAAAATGGAAATAATGCGGTATCGGGGAGACGATACTCCCGTTCTTTTAGCAGACACTAACGGATTAACATACGGTTATACTGGTGGAGTAACTACCGGCATTCGTGGTGTTGGTGGTATTAGCATGAATGTATATTACGACCTAACCAATATAACTGGAGGTATGTTTGTTAAAATAAATGCCAATACAACCAAACAACTTCCATATGGTAATCATTTTTATGATCTTAGTATTGTGGGATCTAGCATTACACAAAAATTACTAGAAGGTAGATTTAGAATCAACCCATGAAAATAAAAATATTAGAACATAATGATTCAGGAACACCAAAATTTAAATATGTTGGTGTTAGAAGTATACTTGAAGTAGACATTAAAGATAAATTAAAGTTTATAATTTTACCTATTGGTGTTGGTGCGGTTAATAATCCTTGGGATTTAAATTACGTTCCAACTATTACTTCAGATTTATTGATTTTTCATGATGGATCTCCAGGAACAGATCTATCGAATTATAATCATCTTTACGGAAGACAAGCTTATCAACCACACATCAATCGTGGATCAGAATACATGTTCTGGTTAGATATGAATGATCCTACCTACGCTACTGGAGTAGGAGGCTGGACACCAGGAACTCCTTTTGATTATTTTAGCGAAAAAACAATATTAGGATGGAAAAAAACATTAGAAGGGCAAGGAGCTACTTATAACACAAAGGGATACTGTTATATAAACTGGACAGAAGATGAACGACAACAATTACAATTTAATGGCTATACCGGTCCACCAGGATGGTCAGATAATGGTAAATTGTATTATGGATACAATGAATACGATCGAATGCAAAAAGCATGGGCTAAACATTTCCTGGGAGGAATTGCAACAGATACAGGAGAATATGCTCACGGGTTACGGCACTATTTCCCAGGAATATCATTTG